GTTTATACTGGTGATCTATTTCTCTTCTTATACCATGTCTATTAGTGTCTATTATCTTTGCCATTCCGCCCTTTATTCCTTATCCCAAAGCTGATCTAGAAAGTCTCTTAATGGACCACCGACCTCAAATCCAAATGTTTTCTCATAAGTCTCTGTGTCGTTAAATATCTCTACTGTCATAGATAAAATACCTGATGGATGATAAAACAAATCCTTGGCATATGGATATAGTCTCATCTCGTTATCTGCTTGCACTGCCACGAAATCCCTAAAGTCTCCACGATGTTTCACTAGTTGCTACATCCAATCATTCTATGTCAAGTATACAGTATACAAGAAAAAAACCCAACAGTTAGGGGAAACTGTCAGGCTTTTCTATACGTCCCAGGAGGTAGTATGTATCAATTCTACTACAGGTGCCATCCTTTGTCAATATCTGTTCTGGTATTTCTTACCTCATTTAGAGTTTTAGCTGGGATAGTTGGGAAATCCCATTTCTTATCTAACTTGAGTCGTCTTTCTACATATAGCTTTAACCAGTCTTCTATAAGTTGATCTAATTCTGTACTGGTCAGTAACATAATATCTGAGACCTTATTAGATTTCCAGAAGGCATTTAGCAATGGAGGTTCTTTGCCTACTTTGCCTGTAATATCCTTAGTGGAGTTATATTTCTTCTTAGGAGGTTCTTTAGGAGGATGAATTCTTGGTCTTCCGCTTTTACCCGCCATGTCTCATCTTCCTTCCCGCAATTTTAACTCTCTGTCTCCAGCAAGGCTTGCAGTAAATATTATGTTTGTCAGGACTAATAGATCTTTTACCAAACTGGCTTATAGGCTTCTCTGCCTTGCAATCACGACAGGTCTTAGACTGTCTATCATACTTTGGCTGTGCGGCCTTCATAGAGGCATTGTAGGCCTTGTAGTAGGCACTCTGGCATTCTTTACAGTAGCTAGATCTGCCATCTCCATACTTTCTGTTGTTAAGATTAAAATCTAGAACTTCTTTGTCTGTAAGACACATTGCACATCTCTTCATTTCTTTTTCCAATCTTTATTTTGTTTAGTCTTTAGTCTATGGCAATTTGCACATAATGTCTGTAAGTTTAAAGGATCATTATTACTAGGATTATTGTCTATATGATCTACATCTAATTGTACTGGGTCTAATGCTTTAAAGTTACATAGTTCACAATAGTCTTTCTTGCTTCTTCTTCCGCCCATCTTACATGTGTGACAGCGTGTCCCATACGTTGTTTCTCCACGATGATTTAAGCCAACGCTAGTTTGCTTATTACCACAGCCACATAATCCTTGAACGATTCTGCCGTATCTTTTAGTTCTATGCATTTGATTTCATCCATCCTAATTTGGTGGCGGCGGCGGAACACTTTTCACAGTGACTGGCGAAGCCCAAGTAAAGCTGACAAGAATTACAATAATAAATAAATCCTTCTACCATGACATTGATTCACTTAATTTATTATATTCCTCAGCTGGTAGTATTCTAATAACTGATGTTTCGTTAGAAACCTGTAGTTTCTCTTTTATATTCTCTTTTATATTATCTTTTAGTTTACTCTGAGGATTAGAGGTCTCGTCCTGCAAAGCAGAGGTATAGTCCTGCAAGATAACCCCTATGTTATCTGGGAGCACTGGAGTATACTTACAAGAATTATTGTATTGCCTTTGTATTTGAAGAAAACCAGCTTTTACTAATTCTTTTTTTGCTTTTACTACAGCAGAAATAGATAGTCCAGTATCAGTGGCAATTACTTTATTTGATGGCCAAGCACATGCCATTTTTGTCCAGTTATATCGACTAGAGATCATTACTCCAGTTATCTTTGCATTAGTAGTAAATGGGTATGCTCTAATGCCTTGAACATATTGAAAAGCATCTTTCGCTTTCATAGTTATTATCCTTTCTGTGATAATAATTTAATTATACAATGCTATATATTCTATGTCAAGTACTATTTGTTTATAAGATGTACTAATATTTCATGCTGTCTGGCTTCAAGTCTATTAATCTGATCTTTGATTGATGAGCCTGAATTAGGGACAAGCTCTGATAGATAATGTTTAACTAACCATCTAACCATTCCTACTAGTTGTAGTTGTATAAATATGATTCCGCCCACTATTGATAGGCCTAATTCTATTCCGCTCATCCGTCATACCCATCAATAATCCATTCATCTGGTGAAAACACAGGTAGGATTGTTTCTGCTTGTTTAGCTATTAGTTCTGCTGATTGATAAGCATGTTCTATTATCTGGTAAATTGCATCTGGATGAGAGGAAGTTATCTTCCACTCATATGTTGCTTCTGCTACTGGAATACTATTATCGTAATCAATATATGTGTAGCCGTCGTAATTTAAGTTATCCACAAGAGATCTTTGCCCTTCGTTACCAGGCATATCTTGAATTGATTCTTTAATAAAGGATAAACACTTATCCGTTATATCGAAACGTGCTCCCATTAAACATTTCCAGCAATTATTGCTGCACGATATCTATATCCAGCCTTTAATCCCATTGGACCAAGCACTGGTGCTGTTTGGAATATCTTCCATTCGCCATCAGTATAGATTTCTTCATTATTTGCATCAACTATATTTTTAACGTAAGAATTTAATTGCATTTTTGTTTGGCTTTCAATAACCAAATCACCAAGCAAGTTTACAGATAACTGCATAGTAACTGGGGTAGGAATTGTATCGTAAACATTAGTAGTTACGTTTCCGTCCGCTGATGTTACTACAGTATATCCGTAATAATCTCCAAGATATGGATATTGTTTGGTGGTATTTGCTTTCATTAAATCTTTCTCCAGTCGATTCTACGAGGCAACTGGAATATCTTTCCAGTACGAATGCTACGTGGCTTCTTAAATGATAATCCTCTTGCTGCCATAACAGCAAGCGGTGCTATCCAAGGAGATGACATAGCTGTATTAAAGTTCTGTGCGGAATCTCCAGATCCAACTGATGTTGATGCTATCTGAGAATAAACTACATCCTCATTATCAACCATGTATGCTGCTTGGTAAGCAGTCATTTTATCTAATACTAGCAAGTCGGATGGATTTTCGATATCAATTTCGTCTTTGCCTACATATATCTCAACAATGCTTTGAGCTCTTTTAATGACATCAAGGCTTACTTCTTTATTTGTGTAGGTCATTACACTATTAGTTGTACTAAACATTATTTATATCTCCTTCCTAATTCACGTACTCTTAAAGTATGTGTTGTTGTAAAATCTAGCTTTCCAGTCCCGCTTAATTTCAGCTGTAAGACATAGTCTCCAGGTTCATCAAAAAGGGTTCTTGTTGTAGGCCATCTAAATACAATGTTTCCTATTGCTTTGTTAGCAGAATCTAAAACTGATCCTGTAAGATCAACTTCTTCGTTATTTGTACCTATCAAAACCGCTTCTATGTTTGTATAAAGAGAGAGGTTCATGTCGGCACCGCTCTGATCTTTAACTTGAATAGATAGAGGTCTGGCAGGTATTTGGTCTATCCAGTATTGACTAATCATTTGATTGCGTCCTCTCTTATATATAGTATTGGGTCTTCGTGTATTACGTATAGAACAATGTCATCACCACTTGATGTAATTGTACTAAAGTTAGTTGCTATCCTTGCAGATGCTGTAGCTACTCCTGGAATAACATTTAATCCAAGTGGAACTAGTTGTGCAGTAGCAGTCATTGGAAGTGGAGCACTATTAATTGATGATGTTCCAGATCTCAAATCTGTTTCTACAATTGTAGCAGATGCTAGTGCTGATTGAGCATTAACTGACGCTATCTTAAATCCAGAAACTTGTGGCTGTGGCATAAATGCATCGCCTTCAAATGCTACTGGACGTTGTGGAAGATTGCCTGCATACTCAAGTCTTTCTGACAACCACCATAGGCCACGTGTGTTAATGCTTGGAACTGGCACTGTAACAATTGGGAACAGCCATCCAGAAGTAACAGTATATGAAGGCGTAGATGAAGTAGAAACAGTACTTCTTCTTCTCATTCCAGCCCTAGTTTTAGCAACAGCTTTACCCTTTTTAACAGATTCTGATGTGTCTAGTCCAGTATCACTACCAGTGTCTCCAAATTGAGTTCTAGAACCAACAATATTTTGTCCGTCTAAAGTCCAATATTTAAGAGCATTAGCAACGGATCCTCCATTTGGATATAATCTATCTAGATTGTTTGGAAGTGTTTTGTAGTAATCACGTTCTTCTGATGTTATAGAGCCAGTAGAGAAAGCATAATCAATCCAGTAATCACTCTTTAGCTCTACTGATCTAGATTCAACTCCTACGTTAGAGCCTGGATTTAAATAAGATGGAGTTAAGGACTTTTGATTTCCAACGTTATCAGTAAATGATATAAATACCTTTGCACCGATTTGTTTTCCAGCTACAACTGTTCCTGGCTCTACAGCAATAGATGTTGCATAATTACGGTATGGGTTTACACGTTCAGTTGTTCCATGCATGTAAGTATCAGCAAACTTAGTAATAACTTTACCTGCTTTTATTGCTTCTATTGGAATTGCATAGTATCCGTATGCGTTAATCATAGAAGATATAAGGAACTTGTCACCTGGCTGAAGAGCTGCATTGTACTCAACATGTGACCATATTCTATTTAATTCACCATATTCTAATCCGTCTGGCTTATAATAAACTTCATCTTTCCAGATATAAGTTGGGTCGTCTGTTAATCCAGGAAGTGTATTTACAACCTGATGATAATTGTTTCTGTAATAATCTGCATAGGCATTTGCTCTATCTCCATCAGTTGTTATAGCAGTTTGATAATTCATGTTTAGTACTGCCGCACCAGTATTTAATGGGTCATTAAGTTTAACTGGAACAAATGGGTCTGATCCAATTTGATTTCCAAAGCCATCAAGTGCATCGACTGTATGATAAGTATCAATGAATCCCATATCTATAGCAAGTTGAGGGTTAGTAATTAGCAATGAAATACCGCTATCTACCGCATCTCTAAGAGATTTAAGGAAAACTTCAAATAGATCTTTATTAAGAGTTCCAAAATATGAATCGTTTACACCCTTTGCGCTAGTTCCATAGTCATCTCTTTCGCTAGAATCATCTGGATAGTTACGGAAACAGATCATATCAAACTGAGATAGATCTTTAAGGTCTTCCATCAAGTTAAGATATCTGTAGTTATCAGTAATAGGATCTTTATATCCGCCGTCCTTCATAACTCCATCTTTAAGCAATGGGTGTGTATCTCCAGGGAATGTATCTCCAAGTGGAGGAGCAGTTACCGCTAATGGCCACATATCCCAGTCATAGAATTTGTTTGCACCATTTTTAATAAAAGTAGTAAGCTGATAGAAAGTATCTGGATCGCTTCCATATGTACCTTGATCGTTATTAGTAGATCCAATACCAATGTTTCCGCCTTCGTATCTTTGGTATGGCTTATAGTATCCGCTAGTAGCATTAAATGTAGGCCAGAAGTAAAGCATCAAAGCACGTCCACGGTTTCCACGGCCTTTATTGTCAGGTGTAAACGTTGCAGATGCTGATGCAGCTGGTGCCTCTACAGGAACAATATTAAATGCAGCTAAGTAGTTTAAAGCAATTTCTCTTTGTTCAACCATTGATAATTCATTGATTGCAACAGCAGAGACAAAGAAATCTGAATATGAGTCAATGTCATTTGAATTGTATCCAATCTGATTTACCTTGTACATGGTCTTACCATATCTTTGGATATCTAGCTCTCCATCAATCCAGAACTGAACACGTGCTGCGTTTGCGTCTACTCCACTTTGTCTAGTTTGAATAACAATATGATGCCATTCACCATCTGCAATATTTTTATTGCCAGCAAATGCAAGCTGATCAGATGTAAGTACTCTTCCTAAACGACTATTTTTTGACTCAGTAAGAGCTAGCTTTCCATCTTTTAATATAATTCCAGTTCTCTGAAAATTGTAGAGGTTGGCATCTTCACCAACAAATAATACCTGTGTACCCTTTGTTGTTTTAATCATTGCTTCTAGTGTAAAGTCTCTTTTACCAGCGCCAAGATTACCATTTACATATCCAGTAGTAAGAATAATGTTTCTTAAATTTAATGCTTTTCTGTTTTGTCCATCATAGTATCCAGCATAAGCTACTGGCAATGGTGTTGCAAAATCATTATATGTAGTTACGTTTCCGTAAGAGCCGTATGATCTATTTTCTGCTTTCCATCCAGCGTATTCTCCGCCAAGATAAATGTCAGTTGATGTGTTAAAGAATGTAATATTTCCAATAGCAAATGGAGATTGCTTATCTACCTGGACAAGTCTTTGATACCAAAGATCATCAGTTATTGTAAAATAAGCTGGAGGCAAAGGCAATTGTGCTTTTGCATTTAATGATTGAGCTTTAACTAGTCCGCCTTGTGTTGTAGCAAGTCCTGGTTGTACCATTAATGCTGAAACTGTCATAGGATCTGCATTCCATACTCCAGGGATTCTTGCTTTTGCTTCTGGGAATGATGCTGTAGCATTCATATGTAATGCACCAACAACTCCGCCAGCAGTAACTGCAGGATTTTCTCCTTGTGCTGATGCTGTCATTACGGCTGCTGCATTGTTTGTATTCTTTGTAGCAGCAAAGTTAGGCATTTGTAATAAGGTAGTTACTGTTAATGGTGTTGCAAGAATGTTAATTGTATCTTGCTGTGTTGGATCTACTAATAATGCTGTTGCATATCCTACGCCTGGATTAATTGTTGGACCAAATCCAAGAGAAGTAGTTGGTTGTACCATTAATGCTGTAGCAGTTGTATCTTGGATTAATGCAATTTTTTGATATACTTCAAATGCATCTTGTGCTGAGAATGCTGTATTAAATACAGATACCTCATCAATAGTTAAGTTTCTAGATGCGGCAGTTGGACCCTGTCCTGGAACTCCACCAATTGCTAATTGTCCATAGTCTGTTAATGTAATTGTAGTTGAGCCATTGCTTGCATATTCAATTCCATCTACATAAAGCTTTAGGCTGGCTCCATCTTTAACTGCCACAAACATGTGATAAGCATTATCTGCAAATGTTGCAGTTGTTACAGCATCTTCAGTTGTTACTCCATCTGATAATCTTAAACGAAGTGTTGAGTTTGCAAGGTGCTGTATAAACATACCTGAACCTGAACCGCCACCAAATCCTGCAGTTCCACCTATTCCATTAAGTCCAGCAGATGCAAATTTGGCGTATATAACCATTGTTTGTCTGTTGTTTGTACTAAATGTTCCAGCTGTTGCATTCCAAGTACCGTTAAATTGTGTGTCTCTATTTGTAAAATTGTATGACTTATAGTTTGGGCTAGATATATTTTGTGTAAAGTTTGTTCCTTGTTGAGTTAAGGATAATGTTGTAGATCCATAGTTTAATGGAACTCCAGTTGATTCATCCATTCTAAATGAGAATTTAGGTGATTTACTTTCGATGTATGTATTAAGAGCATTATCTCTTGAGAACTTAGGCATTGGCATTGCTGCTCCGCCTTGAACAACTGGTTGTCCATATGTCCAGATGTTACCAATTTCAGTTGATGTTACGTTTGCTGATGTAGCGTGATAGTATTCTGAGATATACATCTGCTCAGTTGCAGAAGATGCGCCACCAAAGTTAAAGTAGTTAAATGCAGACATTGAATGTGTAACTGATACTGTACCCTTAGATACATTGTCAATCCACATCTGCATTGTATTTCCAGATTTACGAACTGCTACATAGTGCCAATTGTTATCTGCATAATCTGTAGATGCTGTAATGGCATGGTCTTGATTTTGCATATGAGCATTAACAGAAATATATCCATTTCCATCAAAATAAGTTGTAACATATTCTGATCCTTCGCCAGCAACTGTAATTGTTGCTGCTTCATTAGATGCTTTCTTTACCCAATATCCAAATGAGAAATCACCATCTGTATATTCTGTAGATACAGTACTTGTTCCAATTGTAAATACAATTTGATTGTCATTTCCAGTTATTCTAAGAGCACCATGAGATTGAATACCAGATCCAAGTTCATTTATTGCATCTCCTGTAAATACGAATCCAACTGGTCCGCCATTTCCAAAGTTAGTAATATTTTTAGGTTCATTAAATTCATACCATTGTTCTAATGTTAATGTGCTCATGTAAGTATCTAGAAGAGTAAATGAGTCACGAGCTGATTGAATAGCATTAGGTGATGTTGCAGATGCAGTAGCTGGTGATGCTGCATAATTAGCACTCCGAACTGTTGTAATTGCTGGCTGTACTGCTAATCCAGATGCAGTTAATGCTGTTGAAGCCAAAACTTTATTTGCAAATTCTGCCATGTGATTGGCAACAAAGTTGTCCATTCCACTTGTTGAGTAATTTGTTCCTGAATAAATAGCAGCAAAGTCTATTGTTCCATCAAAATATGAGCTAGCAGTTATTAAATTTTGTGATAAATCAGAACCAATATTCCAGACATTATATGTGCTAGAATTTCCAATAGTTGATGTAGAGTCTTTTAATACACCGTCTACATAAAGTCTAAACTGACCAGCTCCACTTCCATAATAAACTACAACATGGTGCCATTTATTATCGCAATAATCTACTGAGGTTGTAGTTAATGTAGCATAAGCAGAAGATCCTCTAAATACCACACCAATGTTTCCGCCTGTATCTATATAAACCTGATTGGCTGTTGAAGCAACAGTTAAGTTATTTGGAATTGCAGATAGATTTGCTGTTGTTCCTACTGGCTTAGTTGATTTTTTAAATACAAACTCTTGTACTATATTAGTTGTTTGTCCAGTACCAAGTCCAGCGTATAAAACACGTGCACTAGCACCAAAAATATATGAGGCGTTACCAGTTAATGAATCTGAACTTTGTGTTAAAGTTCCAAATGCTTCATTAGATGCTGTAGATCCAGTTTTTCTTACAAATTCAGTTGCTGCTGTGTCTAGGTTAGAAACAACATTAAAGGATGATTCACTTTGTGCTACGGATAATAGGGACATAAAAAAGGACTGCCTTTAGGCAGCCCAGACTCCAATCAAGAATTTGTCTGCTGGGATTGATGAAATACTTCCGCCGTTAATTGTAATAGTAGGAGTAAAGGAGAGGTCGGAAACTACTGGAGATAATATATCACCAGAAAGGATCTCAACAGTAGTCTTGACTACGATTGCACAAGCATGTGCTCGGAATGCGCCGACCTCTACCTTTACGTCCATTAGCGTTACCTTACGCTACTGTGATTCGAACAATACCAGTCGAATCCCATGTTATTGTAAAGTTACCATTTGTTGAAGACTGATCTGAACCAAAGTCCACATAGCCAATCAATGCGCTTGTTGAAGCAGTACCTGTTGAATCATAGATAGCAGCATAACGTGCTGTGATTGTTGAAGATGCCCAAGTGGTATCCGCAGCATCAAGAACGATTACGTTGTTAGCTGAGTCATAGGTTGCTGTCTTTGAAGCAAGCGTGTTTCCACCAGCAGTATACCCAGTACCTGAAACTTCGTATGTTGATACGTCGTTAAAGTAGTCATGAGCGTCCTGATCAGGTGTATAAGATGATGAAAGTAGAGCAACCTTGATTGTATCAGTGTCGAAATCTACTTCCTTGTTAAGTGCCTTAAGGAGGAAGTTACCGTATAGTTTTGATGGCATTATTTATCTCCTTACGCTGATGCAGTCTTCTCAACGATTGCAAAGCCTTCAGCTTTAGCAACGGCAAATGCACGACGTGCACGTACTTTGAGAAGGACACCATCTGTATCAAATTTAGCATCCTTAGATACCATAGATTCAATTCCTGCACGAACACCATTGATCATAAGATCAGTATTACCTACGATAAGTAGGTTGTTACCTGCTGGTGCTGCTGATGCAGCTGTAGATGTCTTAGCTCCTGCTGAAACGATTACTGGGTAACCGAATAGAGTTGAGCCACGAGCACCTAGTGGATCCTGAAGAATTGGGCGGTTTTGGCTATCAACCAAGCCACGTAGAGTTCCTAGGAATGAAGGGTGAATGATGAAAGCTGTCTTTGATGGATCAAAGTGTGCTGACTGTTCAATTAATGAAAGTGCATCATTCAAGTCTGCGAATGTCACAGCTCCAGCTGTTTGGATCAAGTTAGAGCCTGAGTTGTACTGTGATACTTCACGATATACAGATGTATATGGTGCTGCGTCAGTTCCTGCTCCTGCAACAGTCACGCCTAAGCATGCGTTGTCAAACTTCTTTGCCCAGTTGGTTGCCCACTGAGTCTTGTATGTATTCATTACATCTACGAATGAGTCATTCATATCTTCTTCTGAGATGTGCATGATCTTTGCCCATTTACGAGCTGTTAGTGTAATGTCGTCAATTGTTACATCTGATTCACCGATTGTAGCGCCTTCTGCATAAACAACAGGAGCGTCACCAACAAAGCGTGGAACACGCTTGATTGATGTAGCCATTGGCTCACGACGTGCAGCAGATTCTACTGCAGAGTTCTGCAGTGCTGCTTGTACGACGTTTGAGCTGTGCTCTTCAACGATATAACCATTAGCAACTGTAAGTTCTGTTCTTGCCATAATAGTTTTATCCTTTTCTTATTAGTTAGATTTTTGTTTGCTTGAGAGTAAAATATTCGTCCGAATATATTAGATTCGCAAGACTAAACGTCCGTCTAGCTTGCATATCTATAGTATACAGGATATTAGTTCCCAAGTATATATCTTGCTTGTAATTCGCTAGCTGAAAGCGGGGAATCAACTTTAGAAGATATTCCTGAATCAGCTTTACCGCCAACTATCATCTTTGGATCAAATAACTCAGGAAAGTCTGTTTTAAGGGCTTCCAGCTGGATATCTAGTCCATTGATTTCAAAGTCGTCAGTTAATTCAATTTCTGATGTCTTAATGTACTTCAGAAGTTTGTCTGCATTTGGAACACCATTATCCATAAGAGATCTAATTATCTTATCATTCTTTAACTTAGTCTGAATAAGACTTGCCTTCTCTTTAGTAGCAACAATTTCTTGTTCTATGGCTTCTTTCTCTGTCCTGAACTTTTTAGCGTCCGCTTTTGCTCTATCCAAAGCTGCCAATACTGCTACTGGATCTTTGATTTCTACGGACGTACCATCCATATTTTCCATTTATTTCTCCTTATACTTGATTATCTTGAGCAGTTTGCTCAAGCGCAAGGTTGTTCATGTTTATTACTTCAGATGTAGGATTAGAATCTAATCCAGGTGTCTCTGTTACATTTTCAGCAACAATTGCATCTGCTATTTCTGGATCATATCCTGCTTCAACAAGAATTTGGCGTAGATTAACTCCAACGCTCTTCTTGCGAACTGCTATGTCCCAATTATCTAATGAGTCAACAGATTCTGCATTTTCCCATTTGATTTCAACGTCTGCTGTGATTCCTTCGATCTTAAACATGTATTTAAATAAATCTCTCCATGTTGATCCAAGTGCTAGCTGACGATTAAGTACTTTCTTAAATAGTGGTGCTTCAGCAACACGCAATGCTTGACCTGAAGGAATATTTGATCCCTTTAGGAAGTAATGGTTAGGTGTTGATGTAATTGATGCCATTGCATTTACATATTCCGTTACTGGAGCTGTAAAGATGCTGGGATCAGCTGCTGGGAACTGTCCAACTGCAGATACACCTTGTAGGTACCAAAGTTCTCCTGGACCATTTTGCAATGAGCCAATGTTCTCTCTAGCTGTATCGTCATCTGAGAAATCATCAAATTCATTTGAGTTTCCGCCAGATGATAATGCATAACGCTGTGGTGCACCCTGATAGTCAACAGTCAACATATGAGTTGATATTAGCTTGTTAATAGCATCTTGTGGACCAAATGCATCTGCATGCTCTGGACGACCAAATGGCTTATGTGTGCGGAAGTGGAAAACAGGAATTTCATTCCATGGATTAGGAACAATCTCTACTGGAGTCATATTCATGCTTACTGACATTGTTTCCAAGTCTCCAAATGTCATAAACTTCTCAATACGATCTGGATAATACAGATTCATCTTGATCATCTTTGTTGAACCGTCATTTACTTGCCATAACTTAGCTGCAAAGTCTTTTTGACGTGGATTCTCTTGGCTGTAAATCATACATGTGTTCATTGGCGAGTTATAGTCAATGGATAGGGTTCCGTCCATATCTGGCCAAACAATCGCATATGAATCACCATATACAAGTGCATTTCTGTGAATCTCGTTAATATCTAGCTTTAAATCTGTCTGTTCCCAGATTGTATCGATATATCCTTCTGCTTGTACATCTCCTGCAAGGATTTGCTTAATTTCAAGACGATTAAGTACTGAATCTACTACTGTCTTTGAAAAGTTAAATCTAAAATCGCTGCCCTCATAGCGAAATAACTTAAACCAACGTTGATTAGCAAATACTTCTTCATTTACGCCTTCGTAATATGCTTCAGCTTGCTTGTAACCTTCTCTTTTGGCTAAAATCTGTTCAAGAGCTATTTTAATGTCTGACATTTTATCTCCTTAAGTAATTTAATTGACGTGCTAATACCTTTGGTGCCTTATTATCTAGAAAATAAAGAACACCAGATACCATTGCGTCTAGAACGTCGTCATGTGAGACCTTTGGGAAGGAATACATCTGTTCTTCTAGAACTGGAAAGTGAGAGGTATGTCTTACCTTCCCTTGTTGGTAATAATTCAAAGCTTTTCCAGCACGTACTTGCTTTGATACATGTTGGCGGATAGATCTATATTTTACAGGAATATTTTTGAATACGTCCTGCCATAAATCTCCACCTTGGTTAGTTTCTACATATATAACACCAGGGTTATATATATCTACGAGTGCTGCCACTCGTTCTGATAATTCAGATGGAGATACTTTCAGCTGAAAAGCATCTCTCACATAGACGTTATCATCGTCTCCTCTGCTAAGCACGGCAATGCCTGTATAGTCAGAAACCTTATTCTTTGTTACAGCTGGGTCAATGGAGATAATTGTATTTCCATATTCCTCTAAATCATCAATAATTACATCTTCATACATCCAGAAGTTGCCATCAGCATTTACAGGATGGTTCATATAGTTCTTTGCAAAGTCACGCAGGTGTCGTTGGCTTTGAAGCCACTCTAGAGACCACTTCTCAGGCCATACAGAGCGTTCTGAGGCATCTTCAGCAGTCATAATGGCTGGATAGTAGTGTACGCCTACATTCTGGTCTGTAATCCATTTTAATTCAGGTCCATTCTCTCCTTGAGAGTGCTTGCGAAATTGGTCCATCATAGAGTTAGGCATGGTGGTGGTACCCACAATAATCATACGGGCGTAAATATTCATAGGAGCGATATCATCAAAGACTGTATTCATCTGTCGTCCAGCCTGATATTCAGAGTAATTCTTTTCACCCTTTTCAATATCATCTAGAATAATGAGGTCAGGACGCTGACCAAAGACCTTTTTACCCAAAGAGTTAGTATCAATACCATTTGCATCAAAGATAAAGTCATTTGACTGAACAATACGCCATGAATTGCTAGCTAGTGAGCGTCCAGTAGAGTTAACAAGCTTTGGAGCACATAGCTCAGGATAATCAGCCTTGAGATATTCATTTGTCTCTAATTCATTCTTAAATGTCATTAAGTGAGTCTCAGCCTGAGATGCAGCATCTGAGAATGCAGCAACGAATTTAATATGACCATGGGCGGCGGCCCACATAGGAAGAATTAAAAAGATCCAAGTGCTCTTGCCACATTCTCTAGGTGCAATAAATGCATCTCTTCCTTGTTTAGGTTCTGTGGCTTTATTGATCCAAGTCTTTCCATATTCAGCTAGATCCCAGTGAAACTCAGATAGAGTAAGTTCGCCTGAAGAGTTCTTCAAATGATGTGGCAAATAGAGCAAAGCAAATAACATAGGATCATATTTAGTTAATTCAACACGACCTTGCGATATTGTAAAAAGCTTTGGATCTATATTCTCAATATGTTTTGATATAGTATTCATTTTTACTGTCCAAATTTATATAGAGTAGCAAAAATATTATATTTAAATATATTTGTCAAGTGGGTGGTCCTCATAGAATTGTCGACATATCTATATATAGATCTATATATAATCAATTAACAACCTTTAATGTATTCTTAATAGATTCAGATCTCATTTTGGCTTCATTAAGCATATCTACAATTGCTAGATCTGAGCCATCTTTAGATCTATTCTCATTGATGTTAGTAGATTTACCTTCAATTAGATTGATTGTCTGAATAGCCTTATGTAATGCATTAGATAATTTAGCTATATCATCTGATACTAGAGTATCTTCATATAGTGCTTCTACTGTTCTATCTATTACTGCCTGTGCCGCCAATACTTTCTCTTTATCAGTATAGAAGATGTCTAATTGTTTAGACATAACTGCCAAGGTATTGGCAGTAGGCATATCTACATTTCTCTGCATATAGAACTTCTTGGCTGTATGATAGGATTTAGGATATCCTAATGTTCTCATAGCTGGACCTATGCCCATTTCATTTGCCATCTCTATAAATTCTGTTATTTGTTCATCTGTAAATACTGGATATCCCATTTATTACTCCTATTTTAACATTATTTGCGCCCTTTACGGGGCGCATCTGGTATCGCCGTTATAAATATATCAATATACATGTGTTATATCAATATCTCTATCTTTACTTCTTTTTATCTGGTTTAGTATCGCTATCTTTGGTCTTATTTGGTCTAATTCTCTTCTTTGGTTTATACTGGTGATCTATTTCTCTTCTTATACCGTGTCTATTAGTGTCTATTATCTTTGC